ATGAGTGTCTTATACGGAGTAAGTGATTTCAATATACATTGACAGAGTTCCATAAGGGAATGCTGTTTGACCGCATGGCGTTTCTTGATTGGTGTTCGCGGATAGGATGCAGGTGGGTATTTCACGTCGAATGCCTTGGTGCATTTCACTTTCGCACAACAACCGACCACGTCCGTTGAATCCGGTAATTTACATGAATGCGTTGCAATGCGGTCACATCCTTCGTTCATACAGGAGACTTCAATGTCGCTTAATACATTGATGACTTCCCATCCGACCAGTGCGTGTGTATCTCCGTCAAAGTCGCATATATTGAATGCGAGATGTTTAATACCGATATCAAAAGAAGCAATACGCATAGTAAAAGAATTATAAGTCTGTCTGCTTATCATTCTTTTAATAGTGGATTCGTGCGTCAGGTTTTCATATACCTATCGTCGGAGCAACGCGAACTTGTCGAATACTATCGATACAACGATTTAATAATTTTTTACTCCAGATGATACCAAATGCGAATATAATAATCGCGGACAATTGGTGGTGTATAGGTTCATGATAAAAATCGTTGAAATGTTCGACGAAGAGGTAAGATGGAAATATGAATAGACGCAATGGAACATAGGTCATAAATTGATAATGTAATAATACGAGATGGAGGATGGCATGATTCGGGTATAATGCACGTGATATAAACCATGCATACATGAATAGATTCGATAGTTCAAGATAATGGAGGATTGTCAATATAATCTCACGATAGTATCCGAAATAGGCAAGTCCGAGACCATAACAAGAAATAAGATGATGGATGATATATGGATTCCATATTGGGTTCTTCTTTTGTTGTAAGGATAGTTGGACATTTATCACAATGTCATTTATAAAGAATCCACAAGATAGACACCATATTGCGACGTGACCTTCTTCGCTGCCCATTATAGAGAATAGAATGGATACAAATGATGCATGAATGAGATTCACGATATTCTGGGTCGTATAGACGTTCTTGATTGTATCATTGATATCGTTGAAAAGGCAATTCCATAATGCAACGATTATGGATATAATCGGAATGGTTGTGTAGAAACGATAGGTTGGGTCGTGCATTGGATGGTCAATCATGGTGTATATGTGTATAGGAATTCGATGAGGTTCGAATATTCATACATCATGATTGTCGTGATTGTGTTTAATTGTCTATCTTGGAATGGATTGACCCCAAAAGTTTGATGGAACGCGATAGACTCCTTTGGATTGTTCAGGATATGCAGAGTCGCGTAATATTTGTTCTTGTGAGCGGTGAGGTAACGCATCGCGACCGTGATAGAACATCTGATTCTTTTCATAACGCTGTGCAGGATGGTCTAATGAACGGAACGGGATGCCGTTTCCGAGAGTGATACGATGAATCTTATTATCACTGCCTTCTTCGCATACCTTTACGAATACACTTGGTGGAATATAACGTGTGCCTAACCCAACATAGAACGCATTTGGGAAATGAACGCGAAATTCGAAATAGTTACCGCGGACTGGGACGACACCGCGATTTGGGGTATCTTCGAATGCCATCTCAGCGGATGGGTATGGGAGACCTGAACCGGTAAATGAATAACCGCGTGATGCAGGATTTGCGGCCCAGAATAATAATTTTGCGTCGGACGTTTTGGTTTCAATCATGCCCTTGACAACGTAACTTCCTTCACCTTCATAGAAGACTGCACCTTGACAGCGCGGTGCTTCGACGACTCCGGTTGTTGCGGACAATGGATGTGATTGTCCAAGTAATGAATAATTTGACATTTTATTATGTTTCTCGTGTCGATATACTATTATATACGAATAAAATTGTGTAACATGGTGGAATGGAAAGGGAACGATTTTTGATTTTGATAGCATGAAATATACGAATCACCTTAACGACGAATCATCCAACATGCAATCGATTTATAATTTGTATCAGATATTAACCGGTGCATACCCAATCGTATGTGCCCATTGTTGTTATGAGAATCATCTACAAACGAATTATGAGAATGGACCCGCACAATGCTCATTATGTATGCGAAGTACTTCCTATCTATCAAAAAAGTTATTTACCAACGATGTAGTAAATAAAATACGTCAAACAATAATACCGTCGAAACCACAGGACATACACGAATGTTTAACCGCGAACGAATGTTCTCATTGTAACTATGACGCGATTTTAAAACATGTATCCGATGTTCCATATGGTCTCCGTTCTTTGACCTCATCAACCATATGTCGCGATTGTGTTATGCGCGACCCGAATTTAATGACCTGCTCGTATCGTCCCGGAACGATGTCTCTATCATGCGCATTGTGTGATATTCCACTTGTTACAAACTATACATTTCATGCGGTATGTATGATAGCATATCGTAATAGCAAATCATGTGAAAAAAAGAGACAATAGTGTCGATAAAAATGGATTATATGAATTATCCTAAAATATAACATGACACTTAAAATACTGATATAAAGATATGTCCTTTTCTATTAAGTAGAACATAATAGTTCCCGGATAATGATGTATATCCGATAATCGATTTTAATCTCACTGTAGATTATTAATTGGAAAATGGTTTAATCTATTTAATCCATTTTTGACATCTGTCCCTCATTATTTACAATAAGTGAAACAACGTAGGAGTTGCATGATTGCATCACAACATACAACACAAGCACTTTGTTTTTCTTCGGACACGGGTATAGAATCGTCCATCTTTTGACGTTGAATATTCGATATATACTATATATCTATCTAAAGATAAACGATATACACTATATCGTGAGCAACTGTCTCACACACAAGTGCTTCTATAGCTCAGTGGTAGAGCGTCTATTTCGTAAATAGAAGGTCGTGAGATCAATCCTCACTGGGAGCATTCCCGAAAAGTTCCAGTAGTTCAGTGGTAGAACGTTTCCTTCACACGGAAAAGGTCGGGAGTTCGATACTCTCCTGGAACATTCGAAACGGTCAATGATGCATATAGCGTTGTTTAACAGCACCAATAGTATAGCGGTAAGTATGTGCGCCTTCCAAGCGCATGACCCGGGTTCGAGTCCCGGTTGGTGCAGTCCGATGCCTTGAAAATCGAGGAATTTTCAAAGTATCTATTCTTGATTAGTTGCATGGTCATATTCAATATACCAACCATACCGACGTGCATATTTGTCAGCATAATATGCAAGAATCCATCCCACTATAGTCGAAAGTGTATCGCCGACGCGGTTGATTAATGTATCCGCACGTGGTTTTCCACCCGGCCATATCCCTTTGAAATATCGATTGATTACGTACATACCCGACACAGTATTCTCGGTGTATTCGAAAATCACGTGGAGTATGATAAGAAAGTGGATTGGAACCTTCCAGAAGTAGGCAACTATTCCGACCGCAAAATGTAATAAGGAATATTGGTCGAATAATTGATAACCCATAATAAGATAAGTATCGTATGAAATCGATATATTATATTGCCATGTTAAAATCGTTTGAAAATCAATGTATATCATTTTCAGATGATTCGCGACTCTTTAGCGACAACGACCAACATTGAATGGTTTTGGTTCAGGATATGCATTGTGTGCACGTTCGACACCTTGCTTTTCATTGTATTGACGGTTCCAATCGCCACAACTGATTTCCTTTGCTTTTTCGTAGTATTGACGTCCTTGACCTAAACCTTGTTCATTGGTCCATGTGACAGAACATGATTTATCGTTACATTGAACCATGGATTGTTCAGGTAACATTGTTCCTTGTTCGTATGGTTCCTTACATGGTCCGCAACAGTTCTTCATACAGGAATAACTGCGATTCAAGTTCATGATTTCCTTTGCCTTATGTGTTAATAATTGACGATATTCGTGGGAATTTTGAACACCGTATTGGGAACGCATCATATTTTCAACGTGGCAACTTGGGCGGTAATCCGTGAAGTGGCGTGCGTCTGACATGATAGGAGGACAGTTGTCGTATTTATTATTACTTGTCTTTTGTGCACCAAAGTCTTGTGGATAGACGTTAAATGGATTCATGAATATGTGTGAATTACTACTATAGTATAAGATTATATAATTTATGCAGACGTTTGATTCGAAATCACACCTTTGTGAATAAGACGTTCTAATAAATCTCTCTTTACTCCGTATTGTGTTAATCCTTCGCGACGGCACATATCCTTCAAATCCGACAACTTGTATTGGTTCATCCAATGTTCGATTTCTTTTTCAAAGAAACGTGTCGATTGCGATGAGTGTGATGAAATTGACGCATCCATATCATGACTATGGTCTTCTACAATATGATGACTATCACGTGTCGTATTGGTTGCAAGGTCATTTTGTGTGGAACGTATGATAATTTCCATTTCAGATGAACAAATATCATCATCGTTGTCGAACTCATCGTATTCAATCGGGTTTTCCGATAAATCTTTTACAATCGGTTCGGATGATGCGACTATAATACTGTCTGTTTCATTCGTAGAGGGTTCTTCCGCTTGTACGACTGCGTCGTCTTCGTCGTCTTCTTCAGTGTTGTCAGTGCTGTCAGTGTTGTAGGCATCTTCTACGTCTTCCGAGTCATCCACTGCATCCGCGTCATCCGATATATTAGACAACTGACCTATATCAACCAATGTATTATCTGCATACTTATTTACCATCTTCGCGAATGAAGTACGACTGATATCGTCATCTAATATTCGTTCCATCGTATTGAGTTCGTTTTCAATATATTCGATTTCGCGACGCATTTCATCAGATAATACGTTCGTCTTATCATCGGATACCACTTCATTGTCCGTATTTTCGTTGTTGGATGGCACGGTCTCCGTTGATTTAACATTTCCATTTCCCCTACTACGACGTGGTCGCGATGCCGCTAAAAGTGACATGGATTGTTCTATTTCCAATAAACCCAATTCGATACGACTTTGGCGAATACGGAACTCTTTGAGTTGCTTTTCTTGACGGTATTGTAACCAGAATAATATAACAAAGGTAACCGCAATACCTCCTGTAATTGCAAGTAAATGAATTCGTTGCATGAACGCAATAAGATAATACTTACTATGTAATGCATACTTTATTCACGCGAATTAAACTCATCTTTTTTCTTTCTATATCATATATTTCACACGAATTACATCATTATGGAAAGATTACACTTAAAAGTCCAAGAAGAATACAGACCTCTTGTCCATGATATCTTGAAATTCGCAATCATCCTCATCGTCCTAAACTTTATCATGTTTTTATACAGACCGAATGAAAATACATTCATGGGCGGTGCATACATTAAATTCATGGTCGGATTACTATTAGGTATCGTTACCTATTGGTTAATTATTGACTATGCGATTGCTTTTGACTAATCAAATATTCTCTACTTATAGTATAACGTATCGTATCAACTGAATTCACGTAAAAATATGTCCAATCCACAACAAACTCAAACCGCATACACACAAAAGAACTATTTAGTTCAACCACTTTCAACGATTCAAACCAATGAAATCGATTATCCACAACAAAGTTTCCATATGTGGTCAAATCAACGTAGTTACGGTAACATTGTCGTTGGAACCAGCGATGACAAAGGAAATATCCTAGGTAAAGTTTCACCTTGGAACCGTCTTCCATCCGCACAACATCCATATGACACCTTTGTAAAAATTGAAAATGCATGGTCGACCAATCCAAATATGTGCCATACAACAACCGGGTCAACAACCGTTCCTGAAAAGAAATAAGTAGTATAATTTTGATAACGATTCTTATGACTGTGGATTCACTTATCATTCATAAGAATAGTTCATTACACAATGAGTTCAAACACTCTATCCCTACCATTATCGACAACACATGTCTGTCTAACTTATGCCGGTCATACATTCCGCATTCCTCGTATTCCAACTGAATCGACGGAAGTCGCACATAGACGCGCATGGTGGATTATTCGCGAATGGGAAAGACAACCGACGTCATCGTTCGATACACTATGGAATCACTCCATTGCATGGTCCGCGAAACACGAACGACGACTTACTTGGATGACGGATTAGGATGCTTTTCCGATTTACGCGACTTACGTGTCGATACCTTTTTTATTTTCGGCATCGGTAGGCGACATGTTCCATTCTTTTTCTTTGACCCCGAGATGACGCTACAACCGGCACGATTCGTTTCAATTAATTGACATCGTTTATTGAATGATATACACTTCTTATTGTATTTCTTGAACAAGAACGATTCTAATTGATATCCCCAGCGTTTCATCGATGCACGTGTTTCCATTGCACGTTCGATGGGATGTGTCATCATATATTGCTTATAATGCTCCTGCATTTGTGGAAATGGAATAACTTCCGCAAGATACGTGAAAAATAGAATATAATGTGCATATCGGACCGGTTCCAATTCCGTCTTTTTTAATGGAAAATTGAAGAGGATGCAGTATATGAAATTCATTCCCGGGAAACAGGTACAGTCGCCGCGATTCACCTCGCCGATGTATCCTTGATAACGATGAAGGACGTCGGTGTATTCCGGGTCTGCATCATGTAATAATCCTTGACCGCGCAACTTGGCATTCACCTTGTTGTGCATGAGATACATCCATTTCGTCAATGTATCGCGCGAAGTAACGTATTTGCGAACAGGTAGTTCGGCAATGTATTCCGAATAGGAGTTTCTGCAGTAGATACACGGTAGAACGTACTGGATTGATTCATAGAATTGCGAATAAATATCTTGTGTCTTTTTGTCGGGTTTCGATGGATAACCAGTTGCAATCGAATGCAATAGTTTCCATCCATCAGGTCCCCAAAATTGCGTATTCATTGTCCCGAACTACTTACTATCTATATAGATTTTGTGTTACATGTGAATAAATAAAATTAAATAGTTATAATATAACTTTCAGGTTTGCAGGTAATGTCATCGATAAAATCAATTACATCGACACTCGTCGTCATACCTTATTGTCCAATTACGGAATGTTCGAATTATCATGAACAATTTTATTCCTTTGTCGACAGTTTTCGGTTGAGACTATCCCGCGAACTCGAAGAAGAATCGACACTGGTTCAAGTTGTTGTCATCGACGCAATCGGGCGTATTCTCGATAGTCACGTCGATAAAAACGTTGAAAACATTTCAGACAATCTATTGAATACCATGGGGATATCATTTGGTGCAATGTTGAACACGGCATATTTCATCGCGAAACACAGCAAGGTCCCATTTGAACGCATCCTATTCCACGAACCGTTTTTCATGCCGAATCGCAACCTCATGCAATTGTATTTTCAATACCCATCGAGTATGCGCGGAACCTCACAAGGTCTCATTCATTTCACCAGTGTTTATCGCGAATTATTCCCAAAGAGTTCTCCGTATATGGGCGTATTCTCAATTGATACAGAAATGTTCCGCGACTGTAATGGTTTCCCAACGCATCTGACCGACCGTGTCCAAGTATTCGAACGATTTATGGTCCGCGTTCGTCGTATCTGTTCGCCGGTTCATGTGTATTCAAATGACGTCGACCGAACATCTATGTTTTATCATTTATACTATGAAGATGTACTAGGCGACCTGCGCCGTATGCCACAGAAGGATATCCATAACGAAACGGTCCAGTGGTCGGATGCGACGTATTCAGTATTAGACGACGAATATTCGGGTATCAGTCAAATGCCATTTTTCGAAACGCATCATGTTCAAGAAGTCCAATTCCGCGAAGAACATGATTATACAACGGTGAAAGTGATGCGTTATGTCGTCCGTCCATCGCCACTCATCGCATTCTATAACGATTTTCCGCAACGTTTTGACGGAAAACAAATGGACGGATTGACCGAATATTATGATTTTATGACCGAATTAATGAACTATATCATATTGCGTTTGAGACAAACTTATTATATACGTGCGTCGATTCATCATGACCGACGTCATTCGAAACAAAAGAGCGACGAAGTGATACGTGTCTATCTATCCGACGATGATACGGAAGACCCGATTTCCTTATTATACGGATTCCGCGCAATCACACAAGTCATCGAAGAAAGCAAACGGTGGATTGAAGAATTCTATCGCACTGCCGTTTCACGTGACGAGTTGAATCGCTACGAATTCATACCGTCGATTATGGAAAACATATGTTACTATATGGTTCCACTCGTCCATCCGGATTATCCGAATGAAGTGCAAATCAGTATTCTCAATTATACCTTTTTATACAAGGATACCACGGGACGTGAAAAGAAGGTCGAAGTTCGACGTCAGATGCAACAAAAATGGATGAATTCGCTATTGGAATGCATGGATACATTGACCAATATCCCGACGATTCACCGTATGCCGATATTCTATATTCCGTCGTTGCAAATCCATACAAAGGATTATATTGAATCGATGGAAGAAGACATGGACGATATATACGAAACACGCCCCGTTGAAATCGTCGAAGAAACCCGCGGTATGGTTCGTGAAATTCCTCTAGGAAAAACCGGAGTCCGTTCTACCGGAGTCGATGGCGACGACGATGACGACACATTAGTCATCGACGACGATGACACCAACGTTCGCGAAAGCGGCATTAAGACGATTCGTGTATCTTCCGCATCGATGAAACCATCGGAAAGTGCAGAACATTTTGACGACACGTTTGACGATGCAAACGAGTATGCAATATAATTGTGTATATGGATATAGAGACAGAGGCAACAAGTAAGAGATAATATATCATTAAGCAATGGCGTCCCTTGTTCAGAAAGCTCATTTTTGCTTCCGGATTCACCATGAGGGTCTTGGATGGTCGGATAGTGCAGTTCCACCATCTGAAGTCAGTACAAATTCAGAACGCATATTGAAATTTTATCACGAGATGCGCATATTAGAAAATGAATTGACAACCGAGAAATTGAAAATTGAACGTGTAAAAAAGTCATTATGGGATTATTATAAGAAACTTGTAAATCCATACGAGTATGTACATCTGAATAAGTCAGTGCTACCCACTTCGCATACACACGGGACACAAGTCACACCGGCATTGGCAGTTTCATCGTTTGTATCATTGATGTCGCTAGTATCATCACCTGAAGTTTCGGCTTCAGTTTCAGCATCATCTTCATCTACGACTTCTCTAGTAGGAACGAATGGAAATGGGAATGGTATGTCGTCCTACTCGCTGTCAAACGTGGGTATCGCGAATTATGAACCGATTAGTCGTGCCTACTTTAAAATGTGGGAGATATTACACGATTTTCCTATTGTATCGAAGGAACGGCAACCGATACGATATGCAGCTCTTGCGGAAGGACCTGGTGGATTTATAGAAGCATTCATCCATTTTAGGAGGTGTTATGCGTATGATATTCCCATTCATCGATTAACTTCTGAAAACTACACACATTCATGTGGAGGTGGAGACGAATATAAGGATTCGGTGATTGCCATTACATTGTGTGATAAAAAGGTACAAGTCCCGGGATGGAGACGGTCCCAACAATTTCTCAATTTCTACAAGAAACAAGTGTCTGTGTCCTATGGGTCGGATGGAACTGGTAATTTATACAATAAAGAGAATATAGACCACTATTGTGATTTATTCCGCGAAGAGAAGGCCGATATCGTTACGGCAGATGGTGGTTTTGATTTCTCGGACAATTATTCACAACAGGAATATACGTTATATCGCCTCTTCCTTGCAGAGGTAATTATCGGATTACGTGTATTAAAAAAAGGGGGGAATTTTGTAATCAAAGTGTTTGACTTTATGACACCATATACCGTTGAAATGCTGTATATGATATGTGGTCTATTTCGCCGGGTCTATATTACAAAACCATTTACATCGCGGATTATGAACTCGGAAAAGTATATTGTTGCATGTGGATATATGTGTTTCGATAATGTAGAGAATGTGTCACCGGAAACAATCGAGACGTATATGCATACCAAACAGATGGAGATTATTCGACGTATTGAGCATCAATTTGGAAAGATTACGGATGATATCCATGCACCGAACACAACCATATTACGAACGACCCGTATCCCAATTGAATTCATACATGCAGTCGAGCAATGCAATATGGGATTCGGAATCAGACAACTGACGAGTCTTGTAAAGACATTTGATTATATCGAACGGCAATTTGGTAGTGATACGATTGACCAGATAAAGAAGGACCAGTGTGTCTATGCCATCGCATGGTGTAAAAAATATAATTATCCGATTTATTATCGGTCCAAAGTATTGAAGGAAATAGGAATGTATCATTACATTCCGATATTCTAACTCGATTAGATGTTGCATACTGATAATAAAAAATAGTAAATTTTATTATGCGTAGTTTAGGGAGGAATCGAAATTAATTAGTCATAATGATGATAGAGTGCTGGGTTTAAATAGGAACGTGGCGGAGATACCGATTTCCAAGGGTTCTTATTTGGGATGACACTGTGATGCGTGACATTGCGCGGTTTCGGTAGTTGTGACGCATTATACTTTTCAATCTTTTGTCGTATTTCTTTTAATTGTTCTTCAGTAAATATTGTATGATGATATGGTGCAACCGTAGCACGTGTCGAATTTTCTCCATATCGTGCCATGTATTCAATCACGACGTCTTCTACTGTAAATGCGTCACTGTTGCGAATTTCAGAGACATAACATACAGGATGGAGATTGACCCACTTTACGTGACGCAAATTCATGTCTAACTCTTCGCGGGTGCAGTCGTCTCCTGGATAGACATCCGAGACTAAATACTTGTATTCATTCAATTTATATACAACGATGACGTTGATGTCGTTGCGGTATTCGTTTAAGTCTTCAGTTGAATTAGACATGGACATTGTGATTGCGTAGTGTATCGTTATATAATGTAGATATTATGTTTGATAATAAAATCATTTCTTATCAAAATTAGCGTTCAATATAATTGAATATTTCCATTGTTTAGAATAGTTATAACTTCGAAATGAGTTCCCGCATATTCCATGTAACAAACGATGTCGATGCCATGATACAATGGTATGATAACCTGTTTTCTCATGAAAGTCTCGTCGGATATCACCGGGATAATACGATAATTCGAATTGCCATCGATGGAGACGTCAATGGAGGTGACGTTCGAGACGACATTGGGGGCGACAATGACATCACTGTGTTCGACATCTGCAACAGCGATATTGCACCTTTCACCGACGAAGAACGAATGAAAAAAATATTTGTATCCTTCGATGTAAAGTCGATACCGGTTAAAATGACACTCTATGAACTTTTGGAAATAAATAAATGGTTTCTCAAACACTGGATGGATAATGATTCGCATCGCATTTGCCCATCGACCGTATCTACGTTATCTAAACCGGTTATTTGGAATATATTCATGTGTGAATTATGGAAATACCTGCGAGAATCGGCCGTCCGCGGTGACTTATCTGCATCGGACTTGACGGGATGTTACACATGGATAAACGACAATGATACCGACAGCCTACCTATATACGGCATATATTATCATCAAAGTCAATCGGTCCTCTCTCCTGCAATTCCATGTAAAGTCTATTTTTCTATAAAGGCAGGGACATTTTTTTTACATTCAATAACAGAAGAAGTCCATCGACCATCCAAGTCTGTCTATTTAGTTGGTAAATTATTTCCATGGTGGGATATTCTAATGAACGAGGATGTGTTACAGTGTCGTGTATTCGGAGGCCAATGGACCAACGTTCCGAATGGGTTTCGACCTAAAAACGGTTTCGTCGAATCCTCTTACCGCGACGATTATTATGCATACAAAAGTAGATGGGTCGCCTCTGCTCAAGAATCTGTCCCGGTAGTTGTCAATGCGGATGCTGACATTGGTGTTGGCATGGATACGGATACGAGTGCGGATACGAGTGCGGATACGGATACGAGTGTGGATGTGGAATCCACGATAGAAACAACAGGTCAGACATTACGTAATAAAATACATATTGTATCGGAATGTAGTGTCTTATGGGAATGGATACGAATGTGGTTCCAAATTTACATGATGGATGAACCATTGCGTCTCTATCGATACAACATGCGAGGCGAACGGTCGCGCATCCAATACGTATTTACAAAAGAAGAATGCAATGAACTTTATACGAATCTCGGATATGACGGACGGAAACCATACGAATGGTTCTCAAAGATTCTAATTGAATGCATGACAATACGATGGAATCGCTATATTGTCGCGGAAGAATGGTCACTCGACAGTCACACTGGAATGCCGTCACGTGATTATATTATACCATGTCACTGCAAATCGCGTGTGAATTATGCACGATATAAAAAGGCACGATGGGTATCGCGTCGAATCGCACCGATGTTATACGGACGCTTTGTGTCTGGACAATACTATTCCATCCGAATCCTATTTACGGGTTTTGACGAAGAGTGCGAAATCGCGTCAGACGATAAAGACATACGTAATTGGTTGGATAGACAATCGGATGCATTCGTCGTTATATGGGTGAATAAAACCGGCGACGAAATCACGATGAATTGCTCATCTCCGTCGGCGGACTTGCTACAATGGAAACAAGAGTTTGATTACTTCTTATCCCAATGGTTTGCGGTAATTACAAAATAGGATGCCTTTTCCGCGAATTTCTCTTTTGAGAACTGATGATTGCGACCATCTGACGAATCGCGCGACGTTTTGATGCCGTGCGTTGTTCTTTGTTTCCGCATTTGTAATAATATTTCTTCTGATGTCCCCATTGATAATAACATCCGTTTTTATCGGAACCACGATGAATTGGCATGGTTTTGTATATTATCGACGGATATTTTTGTATAAGTTGATTATATAAGTTGTATAAGTTGTATAGTATGTAAATTATACAACCGATATTCGATATTCGATAATGGACAAGGTCGCTTATTGACTATAAGCAATACCACCCATACCACTTGTGATACGTAAGACGTTATAATTGACTGCATAGACACGGATACGCGCAGGTGAAGTTCCTGGTGCAGTTGAATCGATGATGCGGTTCTTTGCATCTAATGAGACGGCGCTTCTACTGATGGAGCGTGAATCAATCGTGATTAACAAGTTTGCGTTATCGATACGTGAAAAGTTACAAGTTCCGGATGGTTGATGTTCTTCTGGTTTCAATGCGAATGAATAGACGTTGATACCAACATGAGGGCAACGAGTGTGATGATTGAATGGTTGAACATAGTTGAAATAATCACCATCGCGTGTTGCAAAACGGTCTTGACCATTTAATATGATTTTTGCTTCCTTACAGTTGTTGATACCGCGGTCATTGTATGCAATACTGATTGCACCACTCAAGTCTTCCATTAAACCGTATAATAAATGACTACCTAATGGATTGTTGGTATAATTAGGTGTCGTGTCTAAAAAGTTAGTGTAGTTGTTCCATTGTAAAAAGGTATCTGCAGATTCACGTTGAACGACCCAGACGAGTTCTTTGACTGGATGGTTGAATGGTAACTTAATCTTACCATTGACACTGCTTAATGGTTCTTCACCTTGGAATTGAACTTGTTCAATCAAGTATTCGTGTGCAACTTGTGCAAAACGACGGCGTTCATCATTGTCTAAATAGACGTAATCGACCCATAATGAGGTTGGACCTAAATTGACAGTTGGAACAGGACGTGGTTCGGAATAATTGTCCTCAATCAACAAGAATAACTTGTCTAAATGTTGGAATTGAATGTCGATTTTAACTTCGTGATATTGAAGAGCAATTAATGGTAATGCAAGACCTGGATTACGACAGAACCAAAATTGTAATGGGATATATAATTTGGTTGAAGGGATTGTATCGCCACTAATACCGGTAATACCACTACGATAGTTGCGGGTTAAAGCAGGGACATTGCCGACCATGCGTTGATATGCATATTCTTGTCCTGCTGGTAATGATAATTGGTTCCATAAGTGTAACCATTCACCATAGTGACGGTCGATTTTAACACCACCGATTGAAACTTCGACATAATCGATTAAACGTTCGCCGACATAACTGACCCATTGTGCAACTTTGATGTCCGATGACAATGTTGATATGTTCATTTGTGGTAAAGTGGTTTCAAGATATACACGATGAATTAAATCACCGTTACGTGATATCGTACAACTAACTTTCTTTGCAAAATCTGGAGTACCATTGAATGTTTGTTCGCTGGATTCGATTGCAAAGTTTGTATGACGACGATAAACCACTTTAAAAAAGGTGATTTGTGGATTACCCGTTAAATAAATATCTTGCGCACCATAGGCAACAATTTGCATTAATCCACCTGCCATTTTTTTCTTATTGATGAAATGTTATATATTGTAGTAGAAGAAAATAAACACAATCTAACGTGTCAGGTTGTCGATGGTCCGGTCCTTGCGGTTCGCGTCCGTTATCACTTTCTATAACGATGATGTCAATATTTAAAGACAATTTTTCGACTTACATAATAGTAAGTATGTGCAGTGTGGATGCAACTTTTCAAACATAAGAAGAAAAGTTACGCTCAAAAAGATAACTTTTCACATCCGACGACTATTGACGATAAGCACCAGTTAAAAGTTCGTGAAATTGAAGATGCCTATCAATCGATTCCTCAATATGAGGAGTCAATTAATCGCATGAAACGACAGTTAAAAGAACTGTCGAAAAAGAAAACAAAGGATTTAACATCGGAAGAATTGGAGGAAAAGTTGCATATTGCGGAACGTATTTCTGAATTAGAAAAGGAAATTGAAGTGATTCGCAGTAAGTATATGAACCGTGAATACGAATTGAACACCTGCCATACATTATATTTCTACTACGACGATACTGTCGTATCAACCGCGACGAAAGGTAATACTGGACATGCAAATGGACCATCCGTCGTATGTAAAGCGTCTGACGGACCGACCGTTTCTACATCTCCGTCATCACATGGTATTGCGAAAAGTAGTGGTCGCAAAACATCGGATATCAAGAGAGGACCTCCCATGAAGCGGAATATCCTTGACTTTTTAGGTGGTGGTTCGGGGTCCGGGGAAAAAAATGATAACCCTGTATCTACAGTGACGACAAATGAATCGTCTTCGAGCGATGCAAGGGGTGCATCGTCAAATACTGTATCGAATAACCAACACACCGTCGATGGATTAAGTGATTCTAAAAACGATACGATTTCCACGGATGTTCGGACGAGTAAGAGTAAAACGGAATTGATGGAAGAATATCTATCATATGTCGACCCGAATTACATCAAGAAGGACATCACAACCGCATATACGGACATGTGTTCCATTTGTAAAGAACACCGTATCTACGACCTTATTCATAGCACGTTAGTCTGTCCAAACTGTGGCACGGAAGAAAAGATATTGATTGACTCGGAAATTCCTTCGTATAAGGAACCACCACGCGAAGTTACTTATTTCGCGTATAAGCGTATTAATCATTTCAACGAGTGGTTATCTCAATTACAGGCAAAGGAATCGACGAATATTGACAGAAGTGTCTTTGATAAAATATATGGCGAATTAGACAAGGAAAAATACATTGACCGTAGCACGATTGACACGAAGAAGATATTGGAAATACTGAAGAAATTGAATATGCCGAAATATTATGAACATTGTTCCTATATTGCAAATCATATATCCGGTCGTCCTCCATTGATAATCGATGCGGACACCGAAGAAAAGGCACGTAATATGTTTAAGGAAATCCAGGGTCCATGGATGAAGTATTGCAAACCGGGTCGTTCGAACTTTTTTTCGTATCCGTATATCCTCTATAAATTCTTCCAGTTACTCGAAAAGGATAATTATCTACCGATGTTGCGTCTATTGAAGACACGTGAAAAATTACAGGAACAAGACGACATTTGGAAAAAAATATGTGAAGACTTGCGCTGGGAATTTATCCGAACCGTATGAAGAACTAAATAGTTTCCGTTCGATACTTATTTAGTTGTTCTTTGATGTTGGTCATATATTCGTCGAGGCGTTCGGGGGATTTTTTAAGGTCGTTCCAATCGCATTGCCATATAGATATGAGATTGTAACCTTGGTCTCGACATTCTTGCTCTTTTTGAAGAGTGTATTGGTATAACCATTCGAATGATTTTTTATTGCGACGATTTATGACTTCGCGGTCAGGATAACATTTCATACATCCGTGATAATAACAACCATGGAACTCGAATATCGTGTTGTGTTCTTTCGAATAACCATCTGCATATTTGTTTGTTCCACGGATGCGATGTTCGATGTCATTCTCGACGTGTTGGATTGGAATCCCAGTGAAAGACATTATATTTTCCAACCATTCAATCTGAACTTTGGAATAACGACGAAAATTACAACGAGGGCAACCAGTTTTGTAGTCAAGATGCATATGGATTGACTGTTCGAATATTCCGTGCTCTCGACCATCACGAAATTGTTTATGGCAAATTATTTTTACATGAATTCGATTATTCTTATATTCCATTAATGAATAATCGTATGAGTTATTATGGATTTGATTGGCACGGCGAATAATATCATTTACATCTAACCGCCAAAATTCTGCTCTACTTTCTATTCCACATCTTTGACATCCACAACCTTGTAAATGAGAAGATGCTTCAAGTTCAAAATCCTTGTGTTTTGGACAAATTAATGTAATCTTATGTCCGGATGTTTGATAATCTACTTTGGAATAATCATACTTATCACCGTGGATTTTTTTCGCCTTTTCTATAAATTCCTCATTCGTTAAACGTTGTTTAAAAGCACGACGTATGATTCCACATTTCCGACAACCACTACCTAATAGATGTTCTGACGGTTTCTGTTTAAACACCGCGTGTTCTTTACATATAATTTCAACAGGAACATCAGACTTTACATATTTCACTAAAGAATAATCGTATGTATCACCGTGTATTCGTTTCGCTTCTTCTATAAATTGTTCGAATGGTTTAGTTTGTGTTATTATTTGTCTCTCAAAAGCACACTTCGTACATCCATTACCTGAAAGATGGTATCCTGCGACCTGATTAAAGTCTCCGTGTTTTATGCATGTTATAGTTACGTGGTATTCAGTTCCAGTATATACAACATTGTCGTATTGATATTTGTCTCCATGGATTTTTTTCGCTTTTTCTATAAACATTTCTGTTGTCGATGTTCGACTCTGTGCATTAATCTTAAAACCACATTTCTTACAATTATGACCGATTAAGTGATTTGTAGGAACTTGTTTAAATTCACCGTGTTCAGGACATATGATAACAACAGGTGTATTATGGTCTTTGTATTCTACTTTTTCATAGTTATACTTATCACCATGAACCTTCATAGCATCTTCTATGAATTCTGCTGTAGTTTTCCGATGTTTAATAAAACGTGCACATTCTTGACACTGACAACCACTTAAATGTCCGTCAGTTCTCATTCGAAAATCGCCATGTTCTCTACATGTGATTATTACTTTTTCACGATGATGAATATAGTATGTTTTGAAGTATGTATATCGTTCTCCATGGATTTCACGAAATCGTTTGATATAATTCAATGTTTTATCGTATAATTCCGGTTGCATCGGATGTATTGTACATCTTACTGGGCGACCTTCGATTGGATTCTCGGTTGCGATATTCTTGCAATCGTCTTTGAGACAATAATGTCTAGTTTCATTCATGTTGCGATTTGTGTTACAATGATAGATAATGTGTATATTTATCATTGGAATAGTATCAATGGATTTGTATCAAAATCGTTGATTTATGGTGCGGATTTAGCGTAACTTACATTAATTTTATACCAGGTGTTAGCGAAGAGCCGATCGCGATACCAACCCCTGTGCGGCTCGAATTTCCGATACTAGGGCTAAATAAATCTAATATAGCGAAAGTCGCTGCAGCAGTCAATGCGATGATAGCGATTTCGGTCCATGATAAGCCTTGACGTGGTAAGACGTAAGCTGCAATAGCGACGACTAAACCTTCTAATAAGTATTTAACAGCGCGGGTAATCATTTCATTCATATCGAATGATGCTTGTAATTGTTGTAATTGTGAAGTTTCTTTTTGTGATTCCATAGTGATTGTAGTAAATTATTATACTATACGAAAAGAAAAAAAAATTACTTAAAATAATGTTGCACGAAATAACTATATACCGTCTTTCATAGAACACCTAATACTTCAATTATGCCTCCTGTCCGTGGAAATCGTTTCAACCGTAATGAATCAAAACAATCTGCTTCATCATCTGCATCCAACGCATCAAGTTCTTCTCGCTCCAATGCTCCATCCAATCCAGCACCGCGTGTTTCAACTAAAACTGAAGATTTTTTAAAAAATGATGCGAATATTCCAGGTCAAAATTACGTATGTATGAGTTTCATTTCGCCGGAAGAAGTCATTATGAATAAACATGCATTCTTCGTTCATACTTATATGAAGAACTTGTTATCCCGTTTCAATTTCTCTGAAGAACCAAGCATGGAAGAATTAAAATACTTCAAAGATGAAATGAGTAAGTTTTTATCACCAGAAAGTGCAGAAGATAAATTCAAGGATTTTGTTGCGGTTCATCAAGATGAAATCGAAAAACAATATTATGAACAAAACAACTTCCAAACCACTATTCGCGGTGTTAAAGTTCGTGGTGTCTATGATACTTATCGTGAAGCACAAGTCCGCGCAGAAGAATTACGTGTCAATGACCGTAACTTCAACGTCTATATCGGTCAAGTCGGTTACTGGTTACCATGGGACCCAAATCCATTATCCATCAAGGACCAAGAATTCCAAGAAACTGAATTAAATACCCTTGTCAAGAAATACAACGAAAACTTAAAGATGAAAGACCAACACTTCCAAGAAAACATCGATTACGTCCGCGAACAAGCGGCAAAAGCTGCGGAAAAGAAGAAGGCAGAACAAGCACAATCTGCAATTGAAGTATTAACTGGTGATACCGAATCAACACCAGCACCTGTCGATGGCAATGATGACAATCAATCATCACAATCATTATCCGATGAATTATCTGAACAAGACCCATGGTTAGCACGTAAAGCGGAACAAGCAGAAGAAAAGAAGGTCGATGACTCTGCAGACCATCAAGACAATTGAATCCCACGGGACTCTGAAGATAAATCAAACTCATTAAAGAATATGAATATCGGACAATTATCCGAATCGGTTAGTTTGTCCGGTAGTTTGTCCGAGAGTCCAAGAATTACTGATAGTCCTAGACCTTTCGATGCCGAACGTCACCAGAAGATAATGAAACAATGTGAGCGTAATCCTAATTTACGCAATACGATATATAAGAAATACTTTGACAATCTCGAAAAGGATGCATAGACATAGTGCGTATCCGCATAGAATTTATATAAATATACAATAAAGACCGTCGAATCTTTATCGTATATTCCTGTTTCACATGAAATCATTTATCTTATTTTTATTTGTCATCGGTGTTATTTTCATCGCAATCGGATATACCGAATCCTATAAAAACTGCCCCCTACCACAAATCGAGTATCGTTATGTTCCACGCAGTTTCTATGAAGAACAAGTGAGTGGTTCGAACTTGACTCAACTTTACAGCGATATGTTCAATGAACGTGATATGTGGAGTACGTATCCTCTCGGTTTTATCGAAAACAATGCAACCCTAAGTTCCCGCCAAATGAAAAACTTTATTTCCTCTACCTCGTCGTAATCGGGTGCACTTCCATTCCAACACCTTTGTGTATATCCAAGTTCTTATAAAAAAGTGTAATGTCCGTCACACACGGACGGTTGCAACGAGAACAAGGTTTAATGAGTGAGATTATTTACATTTTTCCACTTTTATATAATTTCGCCATTTCTTCATAACTTTTATATTTTTTAATATGTCTGTTTTTATAGGTTGTATAGACCCATCCAATCATTAGTGCAACATCTAAAATGTTCCAATGGTTTAATTCTGCGGTATATTTTGTATAAAATGGATCTGATTCATCTTTAGTAAGTCGAATTAGGCAATTGTCGAGAATAGTCGTTTTAGTGCTATCAGACATTTTCTTGTATAGTTAGTATCGTAAATCCATCGATTCGATTGTCCATCAAATTTAATACGAATGAAGTTCGTTCCATTCATGTTCGCGGACCGTCTTATCTAATTCGTGATAAAACTTACTTTCATCGGAAAAACTTAATTCACATGACCATGGAATCCGCACGACTCGGAATCTACTGTCAGATACCCCGGAATCGATACATACAAGACGTGCATCCCATGGACATAAACCCCCCGTCTTTGATATTTCTGTACGATTACACACCCGAAATAAGTGATGCCGATGCAACCAATTCGCAACCTGTTTTCGATATGCCGGCGTCGCACCTGTAATCAGATACCGCATCCGAATATGAACTGTTCGATATGATATTACTATATATATCTAACATTTCTATTTTTTAATATTTCGTGTCGTCCCGTTGTCCCGTTCGCGCGTTCCTCCGAAATGAAGCGGATAGACGATGGAACCGTCTGGAATGTCTCCATACTTGATTATAAATTGGCGAAATGAACGGTTTTGCAAGATATGATGCGGTTGCACATTGAATGTATTATTCGTGACTTGACAATAGATATCCCAATTGAATTCATCGACGTCTAATGGGATGCCGTCCTTATTCTCAATCCATTTCATCATGGACTTTCCCAATTCGGTATTGCGAAATTCCTTCCATGCATTCAGGATATTGTGTGTAATCATCACGATATCGGACCATTTCTGTCGCGATGGTAGAATCGTATCCTTACCGCTATGGTTCATTCGTTTGTATCGATATTGTTCAAAACAGTCGTATTCCGGTGTAAAAATATGATTATATCCATGATTTCCGTCGAATTCGTAGGTTCCACGCCCCCAGTCAATAATGCGAACTATATATCCAAATGTCGGAATGCGGAAATAGTCGCCCTTGTAGTAATAGTAGAGATACTTTTGTTTCGTTCGTGACAACATCACGTTGCTTAAATGAAGGTCATTGTGTTTCAATCCGAATATTGAGACCGCTGAGAAAATAGCCGCATATATCTGGAACACGATGGAATTGAAATGCATTTCTTCCAATTTACCAATGTCATACAACATATCGATATCGGTGTCGGCCTTTTCACACATCAACAAGTAACATGGAAAGTCGCGGTATTCCAAGAACAATTTACTTCGTCGTGTGACAAACTCGCAATAGGGTTCATTTTCCTCGATGAAGTCACGCACATACAACTTTTCTTTGAATTCCGAGTCACTGGTGATATCGTATGTAAATCGGTCGAGTGTCATGCGAACACATCCATACATCTTGCAGAAATGCGGACTGATATTCAGCTCGCGTAACCGTGATGCAAGATAAGAACACATGATTTCCGTCGTAACGGCCGAGTTATTATGGTAAATGAAATTGTATAACATTTGCTCCTTTGCGGGTGACAAGTTGCCTCTTTTATAATACAAGTGTGCCTTATGAACCGGTAGTATCGGTATTTCCTTTGCAAATAATTCGGTGTGATAATATCCGCGATTCGGGGTCCGTATTTTCGCTTTATAGAAGAACCCGATACAATCGATACGGTCCTTCTTTTTTATGAGTGATACAACCCTGTCTGCATGATTGAGAGACTTTTCGTATTTCATATAAGGTGTGAATAAATAGACCGCAGGATTGTGAAAATAGATACTTCCTTGTTTGATATGATAATGTTGCGTGAGTGAATCAGTCAGTTGATTGTATTCTTTGTCCATTAATGGTCGGACTCCGAGTGTTTCAATAATTTGTTCTGTATCCACTTGGACCATATCGACACCATGCAGATTATTCGACATCTTCGATGTTTAATACACACTTGATATACATTCTAATAATATTTGTCAATGACAACCGCACGAACCCGATACCAGGAGTAAGTTTATAAAAATCCGTAAATTTCTATGTGTATGTATATATTCCATTATCGAATCGGTATTATTGCATTATACACACGAATAGACATACGATGAACTTGAGTCTCAAAAAATTCGATATGAGTATGATTAAAAATGATTCCGTCGTTGTATTTATCGGAAAACGTAACACCGGTAAGTCGTATCTTATCAAGGACCTTCTCTATAATCACCGCGATATGCCCGTCGGAACGGTTATCAGCGGTACAGAAGGGGCCAACTCTTTCTACTCTGCGATGGTCCCGCCTATCTTCATCCACAATGAATATAAACCAGAAGTCATTGCAAATTTTATGAAACGCCAGAAGAAAATGGTGAATCTACTGGCAAAAGACCGACAACGAGGTATCTCAAAAGAAGATTCCAAGGTCGATCCGCGTGCCTTTATCATCCTCGACGATTGTATGTATGACAAATCGTGGGTCAATGATGTCAATGTGCGAAATCTGTTTATGAACGGGAGACACTACCATGCACTCTTTATCATCGCACTTCAATATGCCATTGGTATTCCACCCGTATTGAGAACCAATATCGATTTCGTTTTCATTCTTCGCGAGAATATCGTTAAAAATCGGATGAGACTATATGAAAACTATGCGGGTATGTTTCCGACATTTGATGTATTTTCCAAAGTGATGGATGCATGTACCGAGAATTTCGAATGTCTCGTTATCCACAATGGTGCAAAGAGTAACAAGATACAGGACCAAGTGTTCTGGTATAAAGCAGAATCGCATGATGACTTCCGCATCGGTCATCCTTCTATCTGGCAGTATTTCAACCAGAACTATCGCGGTGACGATGACATGGATGACGAAGAAAACAATGAATATGACCCATCGAAAGAAAAGAAGAAGAAGGGGACCTATTTGACGATTACAAAATATTCGTAAGTAACGAATGTTTTACAACGTATTCGTAGGCGACTAATGTTTTACAACGTATTCGTAACCATGAAACGATATAATAATAATAATGTCTGAACAAAGTAAATTATTATATCGTTTAACTTAATCATATTAACCGACTGTAATACGAATCTTCCATGCTTTTGGTGTCAATTCGAGTGTGTTTCCGTCGATGTAACCGTCGCTGATTTGTTTTGCAAAGATACGTTTCAAATCGGAAGAGGATACGCTCACACCACCGATGCTCGATGTTCCATCTGCAAATAGTTTTCCGGACATACGAACACGGAATACTAGACTATCGCCTGGAACGAATGGTAGCGGTATATATTGACCACTTGTATCGCTGGTTTGGAACCGTGTTGGGTCGGCTGCAATCAACTGTTCAAAGATTGTCCGACGCATCTCTGGGTCACCGAAACCGTTTGGTCCGACAAATTGACCACCGAGGTTACCATTATATAACGCGTCCATAATTGCCGTATCGTTCTTAATTGGTGCCTGTGCTTGTGGATGTAAGAAAAGGACAGAAGATACGTATTGTAAATAGTGAGCACTTAATGTTCCCGGACTGAATGCATATTGCGAGTTTGCGTAAGTGCTTGGACCTTGCGAACCAAAATCCAATACCGTTTCATTGACTAATTTGTTAATTGCAACGACAACGGCAGATGGGTCATCGACCATAACATCGTCTGGATTCAAATCATTATTACTCGAATCGCGGTACTTCAATGCCGATCGCAAACCGACTGCCGTCAGATTACCCGTTGTATCTGCAAGTGTATAATCTGCAGGAATTGCACTGTCGTCAATCGTTTCACCGAACGAGATGATTGATGTACTCGATAAGTCAAAGATAAGTGGAAGGTTTAATACAACGTTCTTCGTTTCGAATAATTGGATATAACTGTTCTGTGTTACATTGAAACGCAATTTACCGTCGAAATCGATTCTCTTCGTTCCTAATGAAGAACCGACGTGATAAATAGAGAATGTGCTTTCTTGTGCGGAATCGATATCGAGTTCAAAATTCAAGTTCAATCCTGCTTCTTTTAACAATGCATCGTCTTCTATCACTGCACCACTTGCATCCATGACTTTATAGACAATCATATAGGATGGTGCTTTGCCACCCGTAGGACTACTGAACGTTCCCGGTTGAAGAACCTCGTATGCAATTTTGTATTTCGATGGGATATTACTGATTTTCGTTGCAGTTCGTCCCACTTTCGGTATGACCACTGCAGAACTGATGTCGCCGTCATGGACTTTCATGTTTAATGGTTGATTATAGACGGATGCAACTTCTGGAAGGAGGTCTGCGTCAGGTGTCACGTCCAATATCGCATTTTGAGATGCGCGATACATGCGGACTGCGAGAAATTCCGGTTTACTAAAGACACGAACTGGGACAGTAGTCTGAACCGGTTCGTAGTTATCTGTATCAAATGGGGTGAATATAACGGTTTGTGTCATAAGTCCGGTTTGAGGATTAACGGTCGGTGTCGAGTATTGGAATGTTCCACTCACATCCTGATTGAGGAAACTGTTGTTTGCACGTCCATTCACTTGTGATGCGGCGAGTTGTTGTCCCGTCACGATACTCGATGCGGTGATGTTGGAAATATTCGGTTGTTTCTTATTGACGACGAGATTCACCGTATCTGTAACAGGTTGGTATAATGCAGATTGTGTTGGAGTGAATGTCCATGATATTGCATGGGTCCCGACAGATGGTTTCGCATTTGGTGTATTGAAAACAAGTGTCCCCGGTATAATGATGCCGTCCGAATTGACGAATGTACCCGATAAATCGGAACTTGAGACCGCTTGTCCGAATGTAATTGCTGATGCGGT